ATGGCTTCATTTAGACAACGCAACGATACATGGCGAGCCGAGATAAGTGTAAACGGAATTCGCGAAAGTGCAACCTTTGATACAAAAGCACAAGCAAGGGCTTGGGCATCTAAACGCGAGACACAGTTACGTGAACAGTCACATGGAAAACTTCCTGACCATTCATTTTTAGAAGCAATTGAACGCTATTTAAATGAAGTAAGTATAAAGAAGAAAACTCATGAGAATGAAGTCAAGCGAATGGCCTTCTTTAAACGCGAGTATAAAAAGTTATGTCAAAAACAATTAGCCAAAGTCACTACAGATGATTTAGTTCAATGGCGCGACTCCCGGTTAAAAGAAGTGCAGGGCGCTACAGTTCGTCGTGAAGCTAATATCTTGGCTTCTTTATTTACTGTTGCTCGAAAAGAATGGAAGTGGATAAAAGAGTCTCCAATGGCTGACTTAACTTTGCCGCCACCATCAAAGCACCGGGATAGACGAATAGCTCAGGATGAAATTGATAGATTATGTCTTGCTGCAAATTGGGATAATAATGTCCCTGTCAATTCAACTCAGCAAATAATTATTGCTTTCCTGTTTGCAATTGAAACTGCAATGCGTGCTGGTGAGATTGTTGGCTTAACTTGGGATCGCGTTTATTTAAAAGATAGATATCTTGTTTTGACTGAAACAAAGAACGGTACTAAACGAAATGTACCTTTATCTAAACGAGCAGTTGAATTGCTGACATTATTAAAAGGCTTAGATAGAAAACAGGTGTTTACTTGTAATTCTCAAAGCTTTGATACGCTATGGCGTAAATTACGAGATAGATGTCAAATTACTGACTTGCACTTTCATGATACCCGGCATGAAGCATGTACACGACTTGCAAGGAAATTAGAAGTTTTAGACTTAGCTAGAATGATTGGGCATAAAGATTTAAGAAGCTTAATGATTTACTACAATGCTACTGCAAGCGAAATTGCAACGAGGCTAGATTAGCCCCGTTTGCGTGGTCGTCCTTTTTTAGGTTTATCATCAGACCTTTCTTTTAACCAGTTTGATATCTCTGCCAAATTCCAACGTCTCCCTTGACCACAATTAATAACAAAGCGCGGCTTCGGGAAGTTTGGTTGGCAGCAAACCGCTGCCTTAAAGTGAACATCTTTATAGCCTAAATATTCCGCTGCTTGTAGATCATTAAGCCAAATTTCTGATGGTGGTAACGCTACAACGAAGTTACTACCAATATTTGCAATTGCTGTCATAACCCCTCCTTACTTTCCGCTTTAACTTCATCTACATACCTAATTGCATCTTTCATGTTGAGAAAGCCGCATAACTCTTCACCACAATTTTCATTATCAAAGACTTTATATGCGAAGGTGCTACTCTCATCCATTTCGATATATAAGCCTTTATAAATAACCCCTGTAGTCCATTTCGAAATAAAGAGCTTTACGTCAAAATAAGCCATTTCAAATTCACTCATCTCTCAGCTCCAGATCCATAAAATTGTTTTGCCTCATCAAAGCTTTTGGTTACAAGGGGAGCAGATCCTTTCTTGTAGCAATTCACAATTTCATCAAACTTAAAAACACGTTCAGCTGTCTTCAAATCAAAGCATTGATACATTGCTTGGGTGAACCAGCTTTCTACATAAAATAATTTTTTAATATGATCCTTACGGGTGCCGTGCCATTTCTGGACTTTGATAACATCATCGAAAATTTCTAAGAAAAAGTTGTTGCCTTCTTTTTCATGCATTTTTCTATAACGCTCTACAGCTCTCTCAGCTATCTCTTTAGAAGCTGCTGGAGTTTGTTTAAAAGGGCTGTAACCTTCTGGTCGCATTGCAACAGCCCACAATGTTGATTCACTCATCCCTCAGCTCCCGATTCGCTTGCCTTACTTTCATCTTTTTCAAGAAACTCGACAAATATGTCGTAATAGGTCTCGCCACCATCCTTGTCATCTTGTGGAAAGACATAAAGTTCATCTACCACTTCGCCTGTTTCGAGGGTAAACCTTCTTAACTCAGCAGCAATTAATCTTTCAAGGTTCTTTTGAATTTGCTCTTTATGGCTCATCTTTAAGCTCCTGTCTCAATTGGCGCTTCTTGTAGTGGCATCCAGTGGGTAATGGTGTTAGATGCCTTTAAGTACCACTTTGTGAATGTTTGTTTCCCTGCTTCATCAAAACCACTTGTTATATCTTTGAACCAATCTTCTATATGAACTGTTTCAATTGACCCATTTTGAAAGTGAGCCAACACACTAGCGTCGGCAATTTCAGGCAATTTATCTTCTACTGAGATCCATTCTGGCACCGCCTGAGCTTTGGCTTTTTCTAACTCTGCTCTAAGTTTGTCAATTTCACATGCCGCATGGTTACAAATAACACGTAATTCATCTTCGTTATATTCATCTGCATGCATCATCATTAAATGACTTATTTCGGTGCCAAATTGACTATCACCATCGAACACCCAAACAAAACCATCATCTTGTTCAAAGCGTAAATTAACTTCTCTTTCCTTATTCAAATCTGTCATGTCATCACCCAATTAATGTAAATTTGAAATTCTTTAAGTTAATAGCAGTCATCTTGTTGCAGTGCTGACACTTGGTTCTTGCTCTTTTCTTAAGCTCATCAAGGTCTTCACTAATCTGCTTTTTCTGCTCTGTAATCCTTGCTTGCTGTCGGGACCAATACTTCATAGTGTCTTTGATCCACATCACAGGGTTTACTTTTGCTCCACACTTCATGCATGTAAGTTCCAAAGCTTTAGTGTCAATTTCAACTTGAGCATGTTGGCACTTATGCAGATTTGTTCTTGGGAAGGGCACTACGTTTTCTTCAACATTCAAGACGATGTGATCTTGAAAAGGGTAGTTCATGTTCCCTCTGTATTCTTGATCTGTCATGCTGCCACCTTCAATGTTTTAATTGCGTCATCTATAGCTTGGTTGAATTTGCGAACATCTTGCTCCAATGCTTCGATAGCCAAGTCATTAGCAAAGACGCGAATAATAATGATTTGTAATCCTTCTGGTAGACGTGGGTCATAACTCACAAAGTCACACCATTCACGACGAGTACAAGCCAACTGACTAGTGATTTGAGGTATATGCTCATCTGGAACTTGCTTAGTCAGAAGGGTATTCAAATGCGTTGTAGTGTCTGGACACTTAACTTCTATTTGCCCTTTGTCACCTACAAGTCCATCTGGTGAAGCCCCGAACATTTCAATGTAAGGGTGGTCAATTAAACCTGTACCAACTACAAAGTTACCCGTCTCATTTTCATAGGCCGCAATTGCATGAGGCTCGTTATCAATACCCCATTGCATAGCTTGGTTTGTGAAGATTTCCTTCTGAACGCCAGTGAGGCGCTCAGCTAGAATAGTTAAACCCAATGCATTTAAAGCTTTGCCTTTATTAGGCTTTGCATTTAAATCCTTTACACGGCTTGCTGTGACTTTGCCACAGCGTTCCGAATGCCAATCTTCACTACGCTGGAGAATGTTCATACACTTGCCCTTGTGGTTGATCAGCATTTTGTGCTGCTTCTTTTAATGAAGCGCTATGCTTAGTCCAGAAGTATTTTTTGCAGTCGCCCTGAGGCAATTCAGCGTAGCCAGTTTGCAAGGCTTCTGTGCCTTCCATTGCCAAAGCGCGCATGTTATCTAAATGCTGCTGCTCATAGGCTTCATAACCTTGAGGGACATCTGAACTAACAGTCTGAACGGTAGGGATATGACAATCATCAATACGACGAGCTTCGTCTTCGTCATAAATACCTGAGAAGCCGAAGGCAACACGGGCACATTGAATTAAAGCCTTATGACGTAGCATCCGTTTTGGGTATTTTTTCCAAGGTTCTGAATTACCCTGACA